ATCCCGCTACCCCGACGAAAAATTCAAGTCAAGAAAAATTGAATGGTGTTGAGCTGATACAGTTTGTATCGGCTTTTTTTGTTTGTGCAAAATAGACCCAATTATACCCTATTTTGGGGCAAATAAAAGGGATAATTCTTTGAACTATCTTTGAACAAGTTTTTCTATTTGCACCTATTTAGTGGAAAATAAAGCAATTTCCCGCCAATTTACCCCGATTCAAGCTGTTTAATGCAATTTTAAACATTTAAAAAACATTAAAACAGTATGGCAACATTTAAAGCAATCGTTTTCCAAACAGGAAGACATATAAAACAAGATGGAACATCAAATATAAAAATCAGAATCTATCATAATAGAGAATCCCAGTATATAGCAACCAGCTACTATATCCGCCCAGAAAACATGGACGACTCCGGCCGGATCCTACCCAACGTACCTAACAGTGAAATGATAGAGTACGAAATAAATGCGTATATCCAAAAGATCAGGAGAGAGTATTTGAAGCTAGGACAAGAAAGAACCCAATTTATGTCATGTAAAGACTTAAAAGAAGAAATAGAAAAATCATTAGTTCCTGACGCCGAGTTTATAGATTTTGTAGAGTTTACTCAAAATATAGTAATTCAAACGGAAAAGAGAAAAACTGCCGAATGGTACAGATCTTCTATCGATACCCTATGTTGGTACATGAAAAGAAAAAAGATAGATATAAAACTTATCACTTCATTCATGCTGAATAAGATGATCAAAGACTTATATCACTCCGGACCTGCCGGCACACCTTTAGAGCCAGGCACGGTAAGCCATTATCTTAGGGGAATAAGAGCATTGTATAACAAGGCAAAACTCTATTATAATAACGAAGACTTTGATATTATAAGGATTCCTGGCGACCCATTCAAGAAAGTTGAAATCCCGGAGTATTGGAGAAAACGAAAGAATATAGATACCAACACCTTATTAAAAATCCGAGATTTTCAGTCTGATAAGAAATGTACTAATATGGCTCGTGATGTTTTTATGATGATGTTCTATATGATGGGAATCAATATCAATGATTTATATAGCATGTCATGTGAACGTCGTGGAAGGCTGGAATACACACGTTCCAAAACAAAAACGCGGAACAATCATGAGCAAATACCGCTTTCGATAAAAATAGAACCGGAACTCCGCATCCTCCTTGAAAAATACACAGAGGGTTATTTCCTCTCCTACTTTCATACCAACTATTGTAACTTGAATAATTTTATGCGGGCAGTCAATAATGGGCTGAAAGACATTTGCATGAACTTAGAACTCGATTTCAAGATCACCACGAACTGGGCCCGCCACAGCTGGGCCAGTTTGGCGCGCAACAAGGCTGGAGTTCCTAAAGCTGATATTGATTTCTGCCTTGGTCATGTGAATAACGATTATAAAATGGCCGATATCTACATTGATATAGATTATAGTATTTGTGATAAAGCAAATCGTGCTGTTTTGGACTTATTGCAAAAAAAAGAAGAAAAAAAGACCTGAAACGTTTGCAAAAACAAAAACTCTCTATATATTTGCAACCGAAATGGTGTTGAGCTGGATAAAACAATGATTTTATCCGGCTTTTATTGCATATATATGCTTCAATAGTTCATATTACTGAAACTCATCTCATTTTTACGCTATGCGCCACAAAACAATGACGCATGGAAATTACAGTTTCAAAAACAGCTTTATTAGATAAGCTTAAATCAATCGGGCGAATCATACAGCCCAAAAACACATTACCAGCTTATGACAACTTTTTGTTTGTTGTTGATGAATATGGTCTTATTCTAGTGACAGCAGGGGAAGAAGGTGGGCGCATCTCTACAAACGTAGATGGCGCTGCCGACTTCATCAATTATTCTTTCATGGCTAACGCCAAAACATTACTCGACGGATTAAAAGAAATCCCCGAACAACCATTGACTATATCCATCCTTGAAAAGGAATTGATTGTCAAGTACGCTAATGGCAGGTTTTCAATACCACTTGAAAAAGGCGATCAATACCCATCCATGAACACGGATGATATTGCCAGCCCATTTCTCGTTTCTGGCAATGACTTATTATACGGAATAAGACAAGTCTTGATCTGTAGTGCCAATGATGAACTCCGTCCAGTACTGAATGGTGTCTATTTTGATATCAGTTTAGATTCAATGTCATTTGTCGCAACAGATGGTACCCGTCTAGCAATGATTGAAAATCCATCCGCTTATACGCGCAAGGAACGGGCGGCCTTTATCCTGCCAAGCAAGTTTGCTAAAATCCTTTCTAATATTGTTCCGGAAGATTGCATGGAAGTAGAAATATCGGTAAATCAGACTAATATTTTATTTGAGTTTGATTCATACCGGTTAGTCTGCCGTATGATTGAAGGCCGGTATCCTAACTATCGTGCCGTTATCCCTCAAAAACAGCCCAATCGTGCAGTATTAAAGAAAGCCGATATAGTTTCAGCCCTAAAGCGTGTATCTGTCTTCTGTGACAGCAACTCATCTCTGGTGGTACTCAAATTCGATCCCAACTCTCTTAAAATAGCAGCTCATGATTTAGGCTTTTCTAAGTCTGCGGAAGAAACGATCAGCCTGCAGTCAGGCTGTGATATTGAAATAGGTTTCAAAAGCAGTTTTTTGATAGAGATGGTAAACAGCATTCCTTCGGAAGATATTGCTATCACCATGAGCGATCCGTCGAAAGCCTCAATCTTTACCCGCTGCGATGAAGAAGTTCGTAGCCTTACTTATCTATTAATGCCTTTATCAATTAATTATTAATACCATGGGAAAAGAACATCAATCACCTAAACAGGTTATTCAATCGTATTTGGAAGAGAGAGCAAAGAGTGATCCACTCTTTGCTACTTCCTATGCAAAACCAAATAAGAAAATAGATGAATGCTACGACTATATTATAAGCCAAGCCAAAAAACGTGGTGGTAGCGTTGTATGTATGTCTGCCGATGAAGTATTCGGGTTAGCAGTCCATTACTATGATGAAGACAATATCAAAGTAAATAAGCAATCAAAATCGAAAGTGGTAGTTCCTAAGCAACCTGAAAAGCAAAAGGAACTTACGTTAACAGCTGAGAAGTCTAAACTAGAACAGGTTGCTCCTAACAAACGTAAAGGGAAGAAAAAGGAAATACCATCAGGACAATTTTTATTATTTGAGGACCTATGAAACCAAAAACAGCATTACAGAGACAGGTTGTAAAGTTGAGTGCTAAACTTCCTGCTATTACAAAGAATCAGACCGCCTGGGCAATAAAAAATTGCTTTGAAGTAGAAGGATTCCATAGGGCTAAAAAGATGTGGTGTACTGAGTGCGGAGAAGTCTTTGAGGCTAAAGAATCCTATTTATCATACTCCTTGCTGGGCATCAATTGTCCTTGTTGCGGTAAGCATCTCAGAGTATTGGGGAGTCGTAAAAGGGTATATTCACCTCAATCAATGTATTTCACGATTATAACCACAATCGAAGGATTTCAAGTTTTAAGGCATTTTGTTATTTCCAAATCCTGTCGCGTAGGCCAACCTGCCGACATGAAGATCAACGAAGCTGTTCAAAATTGGATATCACCCAAAGGTATTGAGGTAATAATGTCCAGATCATCCAGCTATTGCTATGGCGCTTATGATCATTGGTGTTGGAGTTCAGACATGGAAATACGTTCTGATTATGGTATGAAATACAAATACCACATTTGGGCAAGTCATATCAAAACCTTAAGACTACTCCCCAAACTGAAGTATGCGGGAATCGATGAGAATTTTAATGGTATCACTCCCGATATCCTATTCAGGATGTTATTGCGTTATCCGTTTGTTGAGACATTGATAAAGCAAGGTGATAAAGAACTATTGGAATATATGGAAGATAATATAACCCAAGTTGGAAAGTTCTGGCCAGCTATAAAAATAGCCAGACGTCACGGCTTTAAGATTACGAAACGTACCGATCTGAGAATGTATTTTGATTACTTGGAAATGTCCAATGCCATCGGAAGAGATATTCGTTCCCCTAAATACGTCTGTCCAAAGAATCTAAAGCAAGCTCACGATGAAGTGATGAAAATAAAACAAAAAATAGATGCTAAGATTAACTTTGAGAAAAAGAGGAAACAAGCAATAAAAGATGAGAGAGAATATCTCAAACAGAAAGGTCGTTTCTTCGGTATAGCATTTGGTGACAATCTTATCCAAATTGGCGTTCTACAAAGCGTTATGGACTTCTTAGAAGAAGGTAAAGAAATGCACCATTGTGTGTTTACCAATAAATACTACAGTAAATCAGACTCTTTGATTCTAACAGCTCGTATTGGTAACAAGCGCATCGAGACGGTTGAAGTAAATCTGAAAACTTTGAGTGTTGTCCAGTCACGGGGTGTTTGCAATAATAATACTGAGTATCATGATCGTATTATCAAACTCGTAAAAAAGAATATGAACTTAATACGTCAAAAACTGACGGCATAGCATACAATGACCTATATAGAATATATAAACCAATTTTGGAAGATGAATCGAAGTGTAGAATTTAGCTCGAACGAAGTGTTCTTGTACTTTTACTTATTGAATGAGTGCAATATTCGGGGTTGGCAGAATCCGTTTGAACATCCCAACAAGACTATCGTCCTCGCAACCGGTATATCAGAAAAGACCGTCATTGAAGTTAGGAACAGATTGCAGCAAAAAGGTTTAATAACTTTCGAATCGGGTAAAAAGAATGCAAAATCGCCAGTTTATTACTTACTTGACGTAAGTAAAACGGTAAGTAAAAAGGTAAGTAAAGAGGTAAGCAAAAGGGTAAGTAAAACGGTTAACATTAAATATAAGACTAAAGACAATAAGACAATATCTCCCTTACGCGTGGGAGAACTGTTTCCGGCTGATAGTTTTTTCGACAAGTCTTTGGACGATTGCTATACCGAACTTAAATCGAACCGATCGTGGGCGGAAACTGTAACGATGAATACTCGTTCTTCCGGTTATGATGAATTTACGATAGAAGCCTTTTACGAGTGTTTGAAGCAATTCTTTATGAAACTACAAAATGAGGGTGAAACGACAAAGTCGCCAAAAGGCGCGATGTCTCACTTTGCCCGATGGTTGAAATTAGAACTAAGCAACAAAAAAGATGGAAAAAGTAAGAGAACAGATACAGATTCAGAAACAAAAATTAAAGTGCGGACCATCAAGCTATGACCCGATTGCTTTTAAGAATTCGATGAATTTGTTCCGAAGATGTTGTTTATATGTATGCCCAAATTTTTGCGTTGACGATCGAAATCGCGAAATCATGAATGAGATTTTTTTATATCTCATCGGAGGGTCGAACGTTTTAGACCGCAGCAAAGGATTGTGGCTATATGGTTCTGTAGGAACCGGAAAATCCTGCATATTGAAAATCATACAGATGTATGACAGGTATAGCAACGGAAAAGACAAAACAGGATATTACCTACAGGGAGGATTCCCGATAGAGGCAGCAGCTTTCGTAGCTAACCAGTATTGCAAGAAAGGCATTGACGGAATCTTAAGTTATGACGGTTCAAATGGAATAGCGTTAGGTCTGGATGAAGTCGGACGAGAGCCTAAGGTAAAGCATTACGGGACAGAGATGGATGTGATACAGTACATACTTCAAATGAGATACGACAACAGGAGAAGTTGTACAACATTCGTGACTACTAATTTATTTCCGGAAGAGATTCATTTAAAATATGGGGAATATATTGCCGATCGAGTTAACGAAATGTTTAATGTTGTGGAAATCGGAGGTAAAAGTCGAAGATAATTGTATCTTTGAAAACTATTATAAAAAAACAAAAAACCATGAAAGAAAAAAAACAGCAACAAGAAGATGATAATCAATTTAACATGAACCTTCTTTACGCACCTGAATTAGAAAAAGTTGTATTGGGTACATTAATGACTGACAAAAAGGCTTATGCGTTAATAAGTGATATTCTTCGTCCAGAATCTTTTTACGAATATCGACATCAACTGATATATGCTGCAATAATTACCCTCGCGGTCAATCAAATGCCGATAGATATTCTAACTGTAAAGGAGCAACTTAGCAAACGAGGCGAATTAGATAAAATTGGAGGACCAGCTTATATAACTCACTTGAGTAGCAAAGTAGCATCATCGTCTCAAACGCAGTATCACGCCCGAATCATTGCACAAAAGTATATATCCCGCCAATTACTTGCACTTGCAACAGATATTCGCTTAAAAGTATTCGATGAAACCCAAGATGTAGAAGATTTAATTTCGGAAATCAGAGGAAAGCTGACTGATATATCCTCATTAAATACGGAACATGATTGTATTCAGATTAACCCCGTGATTGATGAAGTCTATAAACTAATTCAGAAGGCAGCTACACGAACTGATGGACTAAGTGGTTTGGAAAGTGGATTCACTAGATTGGATAAAATGACATGTGGCTGGCAGAATGGTGATTTGATTACTATAGGAGCACGTCCTGCAATGGGGAAAACAGCATTTATTATATCTATGCTAAGAAATATGGCGGTCAACTTCAGAATTCCAGTCGCTTTGTTTTCTCTTGAAATGAGCAATGTGCAGTTAGTCAATCGTCTTATCACCAATGTCTGCGAAATTCCAAGTGAGAAAATCAAGAGCGGACAGCTTGCCTGTTATGAGTGGCAGCAATTGGACTATAAACTAAAAGATTTGCAAGACGCTCCTCTTTATGTAGATGACTCACCACTTATGAAAATGGATATTTTGTGTAATAAGGCACATTATTTAGTAAAAGAAAAGGGTGTTAAGTTGATTGCTATCGACTATGTTCAATTGTTATATAATGACATCAAATATACAGAGAATAGATATTCGGAAATAAATTACTTCACAAGAAGATTAAAATCTTTAGCAAAAGAGCTGAATATTCCTATTATTATTACATCGCAATTGAATCGGGCAATTGAATCTCGTGAAGGGATTGATGCTAAACGTCCTCAGTTAATAGATTTACGTGATAGTGGTACATTATGCGATGATTCTGATATGGTTCTTTTTTTACATCGGCCAGAATATTATAAGATTTTTCAAGATGATCGAGGAAACGATATGCGAGGTATGGCAGAAGTAATTATTGCTAAGCATCGTAACGGTGCACTAGGTGAAATATTATTGCGATTCAAAGGCGAATTCTGTCGCTTTTCAAATCCAGAGGAAGACATATGTATTCCCATGCCTGGTGAACCCATCGGTACGAAACTTGGTTCTTCTTCAATCTCTAAAACCAAAGTGCCATTCTCTATAGATAATCAAATTAAAGATGATGGTCCATTACCTTTTTAAAATATTCGCTGAATTAATTTTCTCTTCAATATTTTTTCTATCTTTGTAAAAGAATGGTGTTGCGCCGGATTTTGAAGAAAAAATCCGGCATTTGTTATTTGTAAGTTACTGAAACACTAAAGTATTCTCTTTGCTATGTCATACTTAATTTAAAAAATTAAAATTATGGCAAGTGAAGCAGTAAATAATTACATAACTAAACGCTACGAACGCTGGCTTGATTACTCTTTGTATCATTGTGGGCTTGCTGGTATTTCAGACGAAGCAACAGACGTCTTGAATGAGGTCATTTGTTCGCTCCTTCAAAAGAAAAGCAGGTTACTGGATAAATTACTTGAGACAAAAAGAAATGGCTATACAGAACTTGATTTCTTTGTTTTGAAGATGATAAAGCTAAACGCATCCTCTCCTACTTCACAGTATAGGAGTAGATACAAGCCCCTGCCTGTGGATGATAATGTAGATTATTCCAGGCTAGATATTGAGAATATTTCAGATGAATCAGAAGATCGAAACGCTGAAATATTAGACAAGCTGCACATAGTAAGGGAAACATTCGAAAGCCTAAACCTTGGTACGACAGCTACCCGCGTTTTTGAGTATCGTTTCTTCCAGGATGGCAATTTCTCTGAATGGGAAGGCCCAGAGACATTGAAACAACTATATGAGATTTATAACGGAGTGCAGGAACTTATTAGAAAGAAAATTAATGGAAGTTCATTGTTCTAATTTGCAATATTATTACTTTTGGTAAAAAAATAACAAAGACATGACTACAGAAGAAAATATGATTCCAATAGAACCTTATCTTAAGGACTTTAAACAATATCTTGACGCTAATTCAAGATGCATATTATCAGCTAAATTCGGCAATGGGAAAAGCTACTTTATCAGTAGTTTTATTAAAGAATATTCAAATGATTATCTGTTCATTCCGATATATCCTGTAAATTATCAAGTAATGGATAATAAAGACATATTTGAATTGATAAAAAGGGATATATTAATTAAACTACTTTCAAGTGAGGAGATTAATATCAATGAAATAGAATTGAATGCGGCTTCTTTGTTCTATTACTTTTTCACAAATAATCAAGAAGATAAGTTTTTGGATATTTTGAGCATAATCCCGGATATAAACATCTATGGAATTGACATTAATATTAGCTATGTTATTAAAAAGCTCAAAGAAGTAAAGGATAAATTTGCAACATATAAAAAACAATTTAAGTCAGATGATGAAACATATGAATCATATATCACCCAATTCGACTCACTAAAAGGTTCAATATATGAATTTGATACTATTTCGCAATTAATTTGTGACATCATTCGAGAATATAAAAATAAGAATCCAACAAAAGAGGTTGTACTAATTATAGAAGATCTTGATAGAATAGATCCTGCTCACATTTTCAGGATACTCAATGTTTTCTCCGCTCATTTTGATAGATATACTCCTGGACTGGTGGAATTTGATAAAACATGTGGAGATAACAAGTTTTGCTTAGATAAAATAGTCACAGTCTGCGATATTAATAATATCAAGAAGATATATGCCCATGTCTATGGAAAAGAGACTGACTTCATTGGTTACATAAGTAAATTTTCAAATAGTAAAGCATATGATTATTCTTTAACGGAGAAAATTAAGGAATTTCTTATTAATACATTGCTAGATAAAGACTTATTGAAATATCCTCAAATCTGTGACAGTCTTTCAGATTTGATTGTATCGTCAATGGATGAAAAAAGCACTGTAAAAAGTAATTTACGAATAATAAAAGAACGTATAGTTAATGCTAATAATTTAATAAGAAGCAAAAGTATAAATTTAAATCAAAGATTTGCAGGAAAATATATAACCTCTGATTCAGACTTTACAAAGTTGTTAGCTTTACTGAAAGCATTTGGATTTAGTTTTAATAATCTTAAAATAGAGTCTACTTTTGATGAATTTGTGAGAATCATAGGTAAATACTGGATATTAGCGGCTATATTTGGAAGGAACATTATTTTTGAACCTTGTAATAACAATATAAAAGTTGCGTATTACCGAGAAATAAGACAAGGAATTGGGGATTGGCTACAGTCAGATCCTATTTATAACTGCATTGATGGTGATCAAATTTTAGACTTTGATATATCAAATTGGGATGCAGAAGCTACAGTTCCATCATATATCTTTGACCAGATACACAATATAGTGAATTATCTAAATAGAGTATTCATTATTTAGATTAAATAAAACACAGTTTCAGTAGAGGAGCTTAATACAGAAAAACAGCCAAGGAGTCTATATTTTAGTTGAAATTCCTTGGTCATGAAAGAAAATGTAGAAATTAAAATTGATCCCCGGAACTATCGTATCCATGGGGACGAAAACAAGCGGCTTATCCACAAAAGCCTGGTTGAATGTGGAGCTGGTCGGTCCGTGTTGGCCGACCGTGATAATGTGTTAATCGCTGGAAACGGCGTCTATGAAGAAGCTCAAAAGCTAGGACTCAAAGTACGAATTATCGAGTCTGACGGCAAAGAGCTAGTTGTAATCAAGCGTACCGACTTATCTACGGAAGATGAAAAGAGGAAATTGCTAGCTCTAGCGGATAACCATACTTCCGATACTTCTGAATTTGATTTGGATTTGGTGATAGAGAACTTCTCGGCTGATATATTGAACGATTGGGAGTTTTCCGTAGACGATATTGAATTTTTGACCGATATCCCTAATTCTGACGATGAGAAAGATAATAATCTTTATACAAAGAAAATAGTATCTCCAATCTATACACCGACCGGCAATAAACCTGCAATATCAGAACTCTATAATCTTGAAACTTACAATTGTCTGGTGAAACAAATTCAGGATTGTAATTTAGACAAGCATACTAAAAAATTTCTTCAGATTGCAGCTTCAAGGCACATTGTTTTCGATTATGGAAAAATTGCTGAATTTTATGCTCATTCAAACAGCATCATTCAATATTTAATGGAAAATTCAGCTCTTGTCATTATAGATTTTAATAAAGCTATTGAACTAGGATATGTTTGTTTAAAGAAAGAATTGTCAGACTCATATTTGGAGGATTATAGCAATGATGAAAAATAATTGCTTCGTTGCATTGATACTTACACATGGGCGTCCAGACAATGTACATACAGTAAAAACATTACGGAAATGTGGCTATACAGGTGATATTATCATAGTATTAGATAATGAAGATCTGAAGATAGATCGTTATCGTAAAAACTATGAAAACATATATGTATTCGACAAAAAAGAAATAGCATCAGAAACAGATGAGGGTGATAATTTCAATGATCGTCGAGCTATTATTTATGCGAGAAATGCTTCTTTTGAAATAGCAAAAGAAAAAGGCTACCAATATTTTATTGAGTTAGATGATGATTATACGGAATTCTCATGCACTTATAATCAATACGGTGAAATGAAGCAGAAAAACATTATCAATCTTGATAAAGTACTTGATACTCTAATTGATTTCAAGAATAAAACATGTGCTTTAGCTGTTGCATTAGCTCAAAGAGGAGATTTTATCGGAGGAAAGCAGAATAATATAGTTCGTGGTGAATTACTTAAACGGAAAGCTATGAACTCATTTATCTGTGATACAAACATGCCTTTTAAGTTTTTTGGTAAAATTAATGAAGATGTAAACACTTATACCTTACTGGGTAGCAGAGGAAATTTGTTTTTTCAGATACCTCATGTCTCACTGAATCAAGTAACAACCCAACAATCAAATGGCGGAATGACTGATATCTATTTGGATAGTGGGACTTATGTTAAGTCTTTCTACACAATTATGTATGCTCCTTCTTGTACAAAGATACGCCCAATGGGAAGCGTGTACAAACGCTTACATCATAGTATTAATTGGAATAATGCTGTTCCCAAAATAATTCCAGAAGGTTGTAAAAGATAGCCTTTCTTTATATTTTGATTATAGAAGATTATTCAAGTTAAAGAATGGGTTATTTCATTTTAGTTTTAGTTAGTTATAGTTTATGACAGAGAAGAAGAATCCGGCCGAGAAGAAAAAAAGAGGGCGTAAATCAGAATACAGAATAGAGTATGCCGATCAAGCTCTAAAGCTTTGTTTGTTGGGTGCAACAGATAAAGAGCTCGCCGAATTCTTCTCTGTTTCAGAGCAAACCTTAAACAAATGGAAAAAAGACTATCCCGAATTTCTTGAGTCCCTAAAAAAAGGAAAGAATATTGCGGATGCTAACGTTGCATCTCGGCTATATAATCGTGCTATCGGTTATTCCTGTAAGGCAACAAAATTTGCAACATCCGAAGGAAAAATAACAGACTCTAAAGAATATATTGAGCATTACCCACCTGATACGACAGCCGCTATATTCTGGCTGAAGAACCGGCAACCGGAGAAATGGAGAGACAAAAAAGAAGTTGATGCAAATGTGAACCTTGGTGATGAACTGGAAGGATTGAGTGACGAACAACTACAGGCTATAATTGATGGCAAAGAAGAAGAGTAAAAGACAAATATTGATTCGTAAAGCAAAGGCTGCTACCATACTCCGCAAACGAATATCAAAGAAAGACTTTTGGGCGTTCTGTTTGTACTATGATCCGAAGTTTTTCTCTAAACGTCTGTTCCTAAAGAAGGTCGCAGAAGCGTTCATGCGTGTGTATGAATCATATTCTGCTGGTATAATCTACCGTCTTGCTGTCAGCATGCCGCCGCGTGCCGGTAAGTCTTATATATCATCTCTTTTTATAGCTTGGATGTACGGTCACTTTCCGGAAGAATCCGTAATGCGTAATTGTTGTTCTGATACTCTATACAACAAACTTTCGTATGATACCCGTGATATAGTTAAGTCAAAACGATATAAAGAGATATTCCCTGATATTCATCTGAAAGGTGATAAACAGAATGTGAAGAGCTGGAATGTGGAAGGCGCTCGCCAGGTATCTTATTTCGGTGGCGGTGTTGGCGGTACCGTGATCGGCTTCGGTGCGTCTATGCTCGCCATGACCGACGACTTATACAAGAGCCTAGAAGATGCGTTGTCTGATAATAACAATGAGAAAGTATGGTCTTGGAAACAAGGTACACACGATTCACGTATTGAGGGAAGCTGCTGTATGATTGATATTGGTACTCGCTGGTCCTCTAGTGATGTCCTCGGACGTATGGAAGAAGCCGGCAAGTATAATGAAATCATCCGGATCGCAGCTCTCGATGAAAACGATGAAACTTTTTGCGCTGATGTACATACTACGGAATATTACCAGGAACTACGTTCTGAAACCGACGAAAGTATTTGGATGGCCGAATATATGCAGGAACCGTTCGAGGCCAAAGGGTTACTATTCCACAAACAGTCTCTCAAGCGCTTCAAACTAGC